ATCCGGAGCCTTCTGATCAAGGGGGTGATCACGGATGGCCGTGCCAGGGCGCAAGCCGAAGCCGGCGCTGCAGGTCGTCCGGGAGGGCAACCCGGGGAAGCGGCCGGTACGCGAGGGCGTGAAGCTACCGCCGGCCGACCTGGTCGCGCCCGACTGGGGCGAGTTCTTCCCCGCGGTGCGGGTACCGGCGAAGCCCCGGGCTCCGCGAGGCGCCGATGACGAGGAGCTGAAGGCGTACCGGGCAGAGGTGCAGGCGTGGCAGCGGATCAAGCTGGCGTCGGAGGCCTCGGCCCGGGGGCGGGCGATCGCGGTGAAGGAGTGGGAGCGGGTGGTGCCCGTCCTCACGCACATGGCGGGCCTGCACTCGGTGGACTGGTCGACGGTCGTCGACTACTGCGTGTGCATCGCGCGGCTGCACTGCTGCGAGTACCAGCTGTCGCTGGAGGGCCTGATCACGATGGGGCAGCGGGGCCCGTGCCGGAACCCGCTGACAACGGTCGCGACCCAGTACCGGACGCAGCTGAAGGCGTACATCGGGGAGTTGGGGCTGTCGCCGTCGGCGCGTGGTCGGCTGACGCCGCCGGAGGGTGGCGACGATGGCGACGAGGACGACCCCTTCGACTGAGCAGCTGTCGCGGCAGGACCGGGAGGACGGTCTGCCGGTCCCGCGGGCGGCGCTGCTGGAGCTGGGACTGTCCGAGGAGGACATCACCGCGGCTCTGGAGCGGCGGCCGCTGGTGGTCGCGAACCAGCTGCCGGAACAGCCGGGCGCCTGGTTCGATGTGGAGGCCGCGCGCCGGGCGGTGAAGGCGATCGAGTCCTTCAAGCACACGAAGGGCCGGTGGGGCGGGTCGCCGCTGAAGCTGGCGCACTGGCAAGCGGTGTGGGTGATCCTGCCTGCGTTCGGCTGGCTGTTCTTCGACGAGGAGCTTGGCCGGCCGGTGCGGGTGGCCCGCACGGTGTACGTCGAGATCCCCCGCAAGAACGGCAAGAGCACGCTGTCGTCAGGGATCGGCCTGACGCTGCTGATGGCGGACCGGGAGACGGGCGCCGAGGTGTACGCCGCGGCGGCCTCGCTGGACCAGGCGAAGCGCGTCTTCGACGACGCGAAGCGCATGGCCACCACGTCGAAGGCGGTGCGGGGCCGGGCCGAGGTGCTGACCTCGGTGATCCGGGTGCCGCGGACGGGCGGGGTGTTCCGGGCCCTGTCGCGGATCGCGGAGACGGCTCACGGCCTGAATGTCTCCGGCGCCGTCATCGACGAGCTCCACGTGCACAAGTCACGCGACCTCGTAGACGCGATCACTACGGGCACGGGCGCGCGGGATCAGCCCATGGTCGTGATGATCACGACGGCGGATGATGCCCAGGAAGGCAGCATCTACGACGAGGTGCACGGTGTGACCGAGAAGGTCGCCGAGCACGTCATGCAGGACCCGGCCCACTACGGCGTCATCTGGGCGGCGTCCGACAGCGACGATCCGTTCGCCGAGGAGACCTGGCGCAAGGCGAATCCCGGCCTGGGGGTGTCGCCAACGCTGGCGTACATGCGGCGCGAGGCGGAGAAGGCCCGCACCACGCCCAGCTACTACCCGACGTTCCTGCGGCTGTCGCTGAACATCCGGTCCCGGGCGAGCACGCGCTGGATCGACATGCGCCGCTGGGACGCGAACGCGGGCATGGTCGACGAGCAGGCCCTGAAGGGCCGCCGGGCCTGGGGCGGCCTGGACCTGTCGGCAGTGAGCGACTTCACGGCGTTCGTGCTCGCTGTCGAGTCCCCGAAGCCGGGTGTCGAGGTGGAGCTGGTGCCCCGCTTCTGGCTACCGTCGGAGCGCCTGGAGGAGCTGCAGCGGACGCTGCAGGTGCCCCTCGCGGAGTGGGCCCGGCAGGGCTTCCTGCGGCTGACGGACGGCGACGCGATCGACTACGACGTCATCGAGAAGCAGGTGCTGGAGGACTGCAAGTTCTTCGACGTGCAGCGCATCGGCTACGACCGCATGTTCGCCGGCCAGCTGGTACAGAACGTGGACCGGGAGACGAAGCGCGGCCTGGTAGTGGAGCCTCTCGCGCAGACGTTCCTGGGCCTGTCGGCCGGCTGCAAGGAGATGGACCGGCTGCTGCGCATGGAGGCGCTGCAGCACGGGGGCAATCCGGTGCTGCGGTGGATGGCCAGCGTGGTCGAGGTCATCGCCGACGGCAACGACAACATTCGCACGGTGAAGCCGAACCGGAACAAGTCCGCGGCCCGGATCGACGGGGTGCAGGCGTCCGTGATGGGGCTGTCGGGGTATCTGCGGCGGCCGAAGAGGAAGAGCCGCGTGGCGGTCGGATTCTGACAGGAGGTGCCCGGTGGCAGCTCCTCAGGGGTTGGTCGTGGGTTCGGCGGAGTGGTGGCTGGACCGGCTGTACGTGGAGCTGGCGGAGCGCCGCAAGTACGCCGAGGTGATGCGCTGCTACTACTCCGGTGACCATCCGCTGTCGCGCCTGACGGACAAGGCCAAGGAGGGGTTCCAGCGGCTGTTGCGTCAGTCCCGCTCGAACTATGTGGGCCTGGTGGTGGACGCGACGGCTGAGCGCATTCAGGTCGACGGCGTTCGGATCGGCGGAGAGGAGATCGGCGACGAGGAGGCCTGGCGGATCTGGCAGGCCAACAACCTGGACGCCGACTCGGACCTGATCCTGACCGAGGCGGTGAAGTGCTCCCGCTCGTTCATGCTGGTCGCCCCGAACCCTGAGGACGTCACGACGCCGCTGGTGACGGGCGAGGACATGACCCAGGCGATCGTCGCCTACGTGCCCGGCAGCCGCCGTAAGCGGGCTGCCGGCCTGAAGGCGTGGGAGGACGACTGGACGGGCGAGCTCATGGCCACCATCTACCTCCCGGACTGGGTCTACAAGTTCAAGGCCCCCAAGCCGAAGGTGGGCGCCGTAGGCAGGCCGAAGTGGTCGCCCCGCGAGGTCAAGGGCGAGGCGTGGCCAGCACCGAACCCGCTGGGTGTCGTCCCGCTCGTGGAGATCCCCAACCGGCCGGATCTGCTCGGCAACGCTATGTCGGAGATCGAGGACGTCCTCGACATCCAGGACCGCGTCAACAAGACACTGATCGACCGGATGATGGCCCAGGAGTTCGCCGCGTTCCGGCAGCGGTGGATGACTGGCTACGAGGTCCCCACCGACGACAACGGCCAGCCGATCGAACCGTTCAAGGCGGCGGTCGACCGCCTGTGGGTGATCGAGGACGAGAACGTCCAGATCGGCGAGTTCCAGGCCACGGACATCAGCCCGTACCTGCGGGCCGTCGAGGCGGACGTCAAGGACATGGCGGCCCGCACCCGGACGCCGAGCCAGTACCTGCTCGGCGCGATGGTCAACATCTCCGGCGACGCGCTGAAGGCGGCGGAGTCCGGCCTCGTCAGCAAGGTGAAGCAGCGCCAGCGGCCCTTCGGTGAGGCGATCGAGGAGGTCGTGCGCCTGTACCTGCGGGCGGCCGGCGATGAGCGGGATCTGTCAGCGATCGAGGTGATCTGGCACAACCCCGAGTTCCGGACCGAGGGCGAGCTTGTCGACGCGCTGCTGAAGATGTCGACTCTCGGCGTCCCGCATGAGGCGCTGTGGGAGCGCTGGGGCGCCTCGCAGACGGAGATCGCCCAGTGGCGCAAGCAGCGCGACCAGGCGGCGGACCGCATCATGGCCGGCGATCTGGCGGCGATGTACGGGCCGAAGCCCCCGGAGCTGACGGAGGCGGATGATGGCGGAGAAGCCTCCGGCTGACCTGGCGATCGCACGCAACCGGCAGATCAGCTCAATCACCCGGCAGTTGGTCGAGCTGATCCAGAGGATCTGGCGGACCTTGTCCGCGGCCACGATCGCTGACGACCTTGAGGGCGAGGCCGGGGCGGCGATCGTGGCCGCCGTGGTCGCGGGGCAGATCACCGCGGCGCAGGGTGCGCAGGCGTTCGTGGCCGGCGCCATGGCAGAGCAGGGCGCGTCCGCCATCCCGGAGGCTCTGCTGATCGCTGAGGCGTTCGGCGGGATCGCCCCGGACGGCGGTCCGCTGGAGACGCTGCTCTTCCTGCCTGCGATCGGGGTGCAGAGCCGCCTGGCGGCTGGCATGACCGCCGAACAGGCCATGATCGGCGGCTTGGCGGACATGGCCCGGTATGCGGCCACGTCCGTCGCGGATGCCGGAAGGTCCGCGGACCAGACCGGCATGACGGCCCAGCGAAGCTGCGTCGCCTACATGCGGGTGGTGACGCTGCCGGCCTGCTCGCGCTGCATTGTGCTGGCCGGCCAGATGTACAGCTACAGCGAGGGCTTCCTGCGGCATCCAAACTGCGACTGCCAGACCCTGCCCCTGCGAGAGGCGGAGTGGGCGGCCGTGCAGACGCCGGAGGCTCTGTATGCCTCGATGTCGGAGACCGAGCGGCGCAGGGTGTTCACCGTCTCCGGCGCTGACGCCATCGACGCGGGCGCCGATGTGGGGCAGGTAGTCAACGCCCGCCGAGGCATGTCGGTAGCCCACCTGTACGGCCGGAACCTGCAGGTCACCAGCGAGGCCACGACGAAGCGCAGCATCTACGGCGGCCGCCTGCGGCGCGCGGGCGGCGAGTTCGCCAAGGTCCCCGGTCAGCGCTACTCCCGCTCGACGACACCGCGGCTGATGCCGGAAGAGATCTTCCGGATCGCCGATGACCGCGACGAGCAGCTTCGCCTGCTCAGGCGCTACGGCTACATCGTCTAGCCGCGCCGAGACTTCCCTGCCGCGAGGGCGGGGCGCTTGAAAGGAGTCGGCCGCGATGGCTGACGACGGCAACAACACCGACGGCACCGGCGAGGCGGGGTCCACGACGGACACCACCCAGCACGGGGACGCCACGGGAGAACTCGGCGAAGGCGGCCAGAAGGCCCTCGCCGCCGAGCGCAAGGCCCGCGCGGCCGCGGAGAAGTCCGCCAGCGCCGCGCAGAAGCAGCTCGACGACATGGCGAAGCGGCTCCAGGCATTCGAGGACCGCGACAAGAGCGAGGCGCAGAAGCTCGCGGAGCGGGCTCAGACGGCCGAGGCGGCGGCCGCGAAGGCCAGCTCGAAGCTGCTGCGCTACGAGGTCGCCTCCGACAAGAAGCTCCCGCCGGGCTGGGCCGGCCGCCTGCAGGGCTCCACCAAGGAGGAGCTGGAGGCCGACGCCGACGCCCTCCTGAAGGAGCTCGGTGAGACCCAGCACCGCCAGAGCCCCAACTACGACGGCGGCGTGCGCAAGCCCGCGCCCGCACCGACCGACATGAACGCCCTGATCCGCCAGAAGGCGGGCCTGGGCTGACGCACTCCCGGCACGGAACGGTCCGGCCGGATTCTCTGAAGGAGGGGCCGGATCGTGGCCTACAACAACGTGACCTCTCGGACTGACGCCGCGGCGCTCATTCCCGAAGAGGTGTCCAACGAGATGATGGGCAAGGCGACCGAGCAGTCCGCCGCGCTCTCCCTCTTCCGCCGGGTGCCGGTCGGCCGCAACCAGGTCCGCTTCCCGGTCCTGTCGGCCCTGCCCGTCGCCTACTTCGTCGGCGGCGACACCGGGCTGAAGCAGACGACCGAGGTCGCCTGGGCGAACAAGTTCCTCAACATCGAGGAGATCGCCACGATCATGCCGGTCCCGGACAACGTCCTGGCCGACGTGGACGCGAACATCTGGGACGAGGCGATGCCGCTCCTGACCGAGGCGTTCGGCCGAACCCTCGACGCGGCGATCTTCTTCGGCACGAACGCGCCGTCCTCGTGGCCCGTCGACATCACCACCGCCGCGACCGCGGCCGGCAACGACGTGACCGAGGCCGCGACCGCGGCCCAGGGCGGCTTCTTCGGCGACCTGGACAACCTGTACGAGAAGGTCGAGGCCGACGGCTACGAGATCGACGGCTGGGTGGCGTCGACCGCGGCGAAGTCCAAGCTCCGCAAGGCCCGGGACACCCAGGGCCGCAAGCTGGACGAGACCCGCGTCTCCGGCGACCTGCAGACCCTCGACGGCCTCCCGGTCGCCTACGCCATGCGGGGCCTGTTCCCCGCGAGCGGCAGCGCGGGCAGCAACGTCCGCCTGTTCGGCGGCGACTTCTCCCAGTTCGTTCTCGGCGTCCGCCAGGACATCACCATGAAGGTGCTCGACCAGGCGGTCATCCAGGACAACACCGGCGCGATCATGTTCAACCTCGCCCAGCAGGACATGACCGCCGTGCGCCTGACGTTCCGGGTCGGATGGCAGGTCTCGAACCCCATCAACAACGAGCAGGCCACCGAGGCATCCCGCTACCCGGCCGGCGTCCTGAAGTACTGACCCGCATCCAGGAAGAGAGGCACATTCCATGAGCACCGCTCCCTACGTGCAGGTCATCGAGCGCAACGTGCCCGCCGTATCGACGGCCGGCAACGACGACGACACCGTCCTCGGGCAGGCGCCGTTCGCTGGCGTCGTCACCTCCGTCCAGTACGTCCCCGAAGCCGCGATCACCGGCGCGGCCACCAACAACCGGACCGTGTCCCTGGTCAACAAGGGCCAGGCAGGCTCGGGCACGACCACGGTCGCCTCCCTCACGTTCGACAACGGCGTCAACGCCGCCGCGAACGACGAGAAGGCGATCACCCTGTCGGGGACCGCGGCGAACCTCGTACTCGCCGCCGGTGACACCCTGCAGTGGCGGTCGATCCACGTCGCGACCGGCATCACCGACCCGGGCGGCGTCGTCCGCATCACCATCTCTCGCAGCTGAGGAGCTGACCCATGGCAGAGCGTAAGACCGCCACGCCGAAGGACGACGCCCAGGCCGAGGTGCAGGCGGCAGTCGACCAGGCCGAGGACAAGGGCTACATCGGCGTCCCTGTCGATCCCACGCCGAAGGACCACTACACCGTGGCCGGGGTGGTGGCCGGCAAGCCGACCCCGGAGACGGACGGCGACCACGCCCGCGAGGTCCGGCAGAAGCTGGACGACGAAGCACGCCGTCGCTGAGAACGGAGGTGGCCGCCATGGTGCTTCCGCCGCTGGCTACGGTGGCCGACCTCGCTGTGATGCTCGGCCGCACTTTCACCCCCGCCCAGGAGGCGCAGGCGCAGGCGCTGCTGGACCAGGCATCCAGTGTCGTCCGCCGCTATATGCGCCAGGACATCACCCGGGCGACGACGACGGACACGTTCACCATGCGACGGGCCGATCCGATGATGCGCCACTGCGGCGGGATGATCACCCTGCCGCAGCGGCCCATCGTCGACATCTCGTCGGTGAAGGTCAACGGGGTGGAGACGACGGACTGGTGGCAGGACGGCAGCGATCTGCTGCTGAGTTCCTGGGCCTGGGCCGGTCCGCCTGCCGCTCACCAACCGCCGCAAGTTGAGGTGACCTACACGCACGGCTGGGATCCCGTCCCGGGCGACATCGAGGCGATCGTGCAGCAGGCCGCGAACCGGGTGATCGTCAACCCGTCAGGGGTCCGCTCGGAGACGGCGGGCGGCGAGTCCGTCACCTACCTGATCCCCGCAGTCGGCGAGTACCTCGGCGTACTGCTGTCGCGCACCGAGCAGAAGGTGCTGGACCGCTACCGGCGAACCGCCGGCTCGGTGAACCTGCGGAGTCGCTGATGCTGTACCTGCAGGACATCGTCATCCTCCGCGCCACTCTCGTCCCCGACGAGTACGGCAACGAGAAGCCTAGCTGGGCCGCACCGGAGCGCTTCCCGGTGACCGGCGTGAACGTCCAGCCGGCGGGCGGCTCGACGGAGGACACCGACGACAAGCAGATGACGGTCACGGGCTGGCGGCTGTACACCCCGCGGGGCATGGACCTGGACCTCCGGGAGACCGACCGGGTCGAGGCTGAGGGCACCGTCATGCAGGTCTCTGGCAAGGTCGCACGCTGGCCGGCGCCCGGCGGCGGCGTGCACCACGTGGAGGCCGATCTGAGGGAGGTGGCCTGATGGCCGGCAGGTTCAGGTACGTGCCCAACCCGCGCTTCTACCGGGAGATCGCCCGTTCGCCGGGCATGCGGAACGCCCTGGCGGGCCCTGCGGACCGCGGTGCCGCTGTCGCGAGGGCGATCGGCCCGCAGTACTCCGGCCCCACCTACGACCCGACCGTGCAGCGCAGCGGCGAGTACGTCGCCAGCATCTACTCCGCCGCGACCCTGCGGCCGGGTGGCTGGAGGGCCGAGTTCGGCGCCACAGCCGCGTGGTGGGGGCAGGTCGAATTCGGCTCCGGCCGACCCGCGACTTCCCGCGAGCGGCCTCAGTCTGGCTGGTCACCGAAGACGAGGACGCTCGGCCGTTCTCTTGACTCTCTGAGGAGTACCTGATGCCCAGGATCAAGCTGGCGAACTGGTACGGGGACCAGGCGCCCGGCGACATCGTCGAGGTCGATGACGCCGCCCTGAAGGCGATGCGCCGCGACGGACTGGTCGCCGACGTCCTCGCCCCCGAACTGGACGACACCCTGTCGTCGGCGCCCGTCGAGGAGGCTGCCGCCGGGGACAAGCCCGAGCCGGTGGCGCCTGAGCCGCAGCCGGGCCGCAAGCGCCGGTGAGCAGCGTGCAGTCGGTCCCGATGCCTGACGTCGAGCAGGTGGCGGTGCAGCTCCTGAGGGCGGTACTGCCGCCGGGCATCACGGTGGGCACCGAGTGGCCGGCGGACTGGGAGACGAAGCTGGCGGTGGGGATCGTGTCGGTCACCCTGGGCGGCGGCGGCACCCGGCAGAGAGCGGTCACGGCCGACCGCGTCCTCGACGTCGACATCCTCGCCGCGACGAAGAAGGCCGCCTTCAACCTGGCCGCCACCGTGTCTGCGCAGCTCATCGCCGCGCAGGGCACCCAGCAGCCGGGCGCCCGGATCTACGGCGTCGACGAGACGTCGCTGGTGTGGCTGCCGCATCAGCCGGCCGCCGAGACGGACATGATCCCCCGCTACGTGCTCGTGATGAGCATGGTGGTCCGCCCCGCATAGCAGCACCCAACCCGCACTCCCTTACCCATTCACCCGTCGGCGTCCGGCCGTGCGGGTCCTCGCTATGCCTGGAGGCATCCCGTGGCGAACGACGGCGACAATGTGAGGGTCGGTCTCACCGGCTCCGTGTACATCGCTCCGAAGGGGACGACGGCCCCCGTCGACCTCGACACTGCCTGGCCCGCCGGCTGGGTGGACCTCGGCTACCTGTCCGACGACGGCGTGGAACTGACCTACTCCACGGAGACCGAGGACATCAACGCCTGGCAGTCCCTGTCGCCGGTGCGGAAGGTCCTGACGGGCGTCGACATGACGCTCGGCTTCACCGCCATCGAGCTCAAGACCACCACGATGACGCTGTACTTCCCGTCCGCGACGATGTCCGACGTCTCCGGCACCGTGCACAAGTTGTCCATCCCGGCCGCCCCGGCCCCGGACGAGCGCGCGATCGGCCTGGAGTGGATCGACGGCGACATCAAGAACCGTCTGATCATCGCCCGCGGCGAGGTCACCGACCGCGAGGCCCTCACCCTGGCCCGGTCGGGCGCGGTGGGTCTCGGCATGACGGTGTCGGCCTACGCCGACTCGGCGCCCGAGATCGCCGTCTGGCTGTCCAGCGACCCGGCCTGGTCCGCGGCGTAACCCTCTGCTCCCGGCAGGCGTGCCATGCGGGTCGCGCCTGCCGGGCCTCAACCCGCTACCACCCGCAAGGAGAAACCCATGACCACCAAGAAGTCTGTCGGCCGCGAGGTCGTCTCTCTCGACTCGCTCGCCGCACAGAAGCGCGAGGCGCTGCCCGAGGCAACCACGTTCGAGCTCCGAGGCGTCGAGTTCACCCTGGAGCCCTTCCACACCCTGCCGATGAACCTGCAGGAGCGCATGAAGGGCCCCGATGACTACCTCGGCATCATCCGAGTCGCCCTCGGCACCGACAAGATCAAGGAAATGGTCGAGGCCGGCTACGAGATCGTGGACCTGAACCTGATCGCCGAGGAGTGGATGCGCCGCTCCGGGATCGAGCCGGGGGAATCGCCGGCCTCCTCCACTTCCTGACGGAGTACGGGGAGGCCATCGAGTGGGACATGGCCCGTTACTGGCCGGGCCGCTCCCTGCTGGACCTGTGGCGCGGGGGGCTCACCTGGCGTGAGCTGCGGGTCTTCCTGCGGTACCTGCCTCGCGACTCGGCCACCGCCCGCGCGGTCCGCAAGGACACCCCGGAAGAGGAGGCGTGGACGCTGGACCGCCAGCTGCTGGCGACCATCGTCGACGCCGTCCGGGAGTCGACATTCGCCGCGATCAAGCTCGGCGGCGATCCGAAGAAGACGAGCCGGCTGAAGCCACCGAAGCCGATCCCTCGGCCTGGTGTCGCTGAGCCGCAGCAGGCGAACGTCATCCGCTTCGGTGGCCGGCACGGCTCCGGGGCGAAACAGCTGGCGACGGTCTTCGGGAGGCCCGCCGCGAACCAGTGACGGAGGTGCGCGGTGGCCGGTGCTGGTGTGCTTGTAGGACGCGGATACGTCAGCATTCGCCCCGAATTTGAGGGTGACTGGTCCCGCTCTGTTGCGTCCCGCGCCTCGCGCGCGGGCAGCAGCGGAGCGGGCGCCTTCTCGAAGGCATTCGGTGCTGGTCTCAAGGGCCTCGGTGCGCTGGCCGGTGTGGCTGTGGGCGCGAACCTGTCGTCGGCTGCCGCTGGCGCCGCGGCGCTGGCGCCCGCTCTCACGACCGCCGCCACTGCTGCCGCGGCGTTGAAGATCGGTCTGTCCGGGGTTGGCGGCGCTCTCAAGGCCGCTTTCGCCGACACGGGCGCTGAGGCCAAGGCGGCTGCCTCGGCCAGCAAGGCCGTCGAGTCGGCTCAGCGCGGCCTGGCCGACGCGCAGCGGAACCTCGCGCGGGCGCGCGTGGATGCCGCCGACCGGGTTCGTGACGCCTTGAAGGGTGTCGCGGACGCCGAGCAGAACCTCGCCCGTGTCGCGCAGGACTCGGCGCAGCGTCAGAGCGACGCCCTGCAGGACATCCGTGACGCCGAGGAGGAACTGCGCGACGCCCAGCAGGACGCACGGGACGTTCAGGCGTCGCTGACTGCGGCCCGCGAGGAGGCCACTCGGTCGCTGGAGGACATGAACCAGCAGCTCGCCGAGGCCAAGCTCGACGAGCGCGAAGCTACCCAGCGGCTGGCCAAGGCCGAGAAGGAGCTGAAGGCTGCCCAGCTGAAGCCGGGGACGAAGCCGGAGGAACTGGCCGAGCTGCAGCTCGCCTACGACCGTGCCGCCCTGAACCTGCAGGAGCAGCAGCGCGAGACGAAGCGCCTGGCCGAGGACACCGAGAAGGCCAACAAGGCGGGCGTCGAGGGCTCGAAGGAGATGCAGCAGGCGCGGGAGCGTCTGAGCGGGGCCAACGAGACGGTCGCTGACCGCGAGCGTGATCTGGCGCGGGCGCAGGAGGAGGCCCGCCGTACTGGGGTGGAGGGCGCCCAGGACGTCGCTGACGCGCAGGAGGCTCTGGCTGAGGCGCAGGCCGGCGTGGACGAGGCGCGCGCGGACGGGCAGCGGCAGGTCGAGGACGCGCAGCGCGCGGTCGCTGATGCGGCGCGCGCGGTCGCCGACGCTCAGGCCGCGGCTGCATCACAGACGTCGAAGTTCGGCGAAGCCATGGCCAAGCTCGCGCCGAACGCCCAGTCGTTCGTGCGGGCCATCCAGGGGCTGGCGCCGGCGTGGACCGACATGAAGCTGTCGGTGCAGAACGAGCTGTTCAAGGGCCTCGACGACACGGTCACGCAACTCGGCCGGACCACCATTCCGATCCTGCAGCGGCAGCTCACCGCTACCGCCGGGATCTGGAACGACATCGCCAAGTCTGCCGCGTCCGGCATCGAGGAGATGGCCCGCACTGGGCTCCTCGACCAGGTGCTGGCGGGTGCCAACGACAACCTCGCCGCGTTCAAGGACGCCCCGGCGCAGATCCTCACCGCCTGGGGGCAGCTCGCGGTCGCCGCCCAGCCGGCCTTCAACCAGATGATGCAGGGCCTCGCCGGGAGCATCGAGCGGTTCTCCGCGGGTGTCGCGAAGGGCTTCGCCTCCGGCGCCCTCGAAGAAGGCATCAACACCGCCTTCGAGATCCTGTCGCAGTTCGCCACGCTCCTGGGCAACGTCTTCGGCGTCGTCCAGGAGATCTTCAGGGCTGCGTCGGACGCGGGCGCCCAGATCGTCGGCACCCTGGCCAACGTTTTCGGCGAGATCGAGAAGATCCTCGCCGCGCCGCAGATGCAGGCGGCGATGCGCGACCTGTTCGCGAGCGTCTCCCAGATCGTCGGCGCGCTCGTGCCGGTCATCGGCTCCATCGTCCAGGCCGTGGTCCCGCTGCTCGCGGCGATCGCGGAGCCGATCGCCGTCCTCGCGACGGCGCTCGGCCCGGTGCTGCAGGAGCTGGCCACCACGCTCGGCGCCGCGCTGATGCCGATCATCGAGGCGCTGGCGCCGGCGCTGGTCCTCATCGGCACGACCATCGTTGCTCTCGTCCAGGCGGTCATGCCGCTGATCCAGCCCATCGCGGAGCTGATCAGCGGGGTGATCGCGGCGCTCGCGCCTGCCCTGGAGCCGATCGTCCGCGTGACGACTCAGCTGGTGACGCTGCTGGTGGGGCCGCTGACGCAGGTCATTCAGGCCCTGACGCCGGCGCTGATCGTGATCGCGGACATCGTCGCGCAGGTCTTCCAGGCGCTGGAGCCGATGCTGCAGCCCCTGGTTGAGCTGCTGTCCCAGGTCGCGGAGCTGGTCGCTGCGGTGCTGACCGTTGCGATCGGCCAGCTCATGCAGATCCTGCCCCCTCTGATCGAGGCGGGCCTGCAGCTGGTCGACGCCGTTTTCGCCGCGCTGGAGCCGCTGCTGCCGGTGATCAGCGAGGCGCTGGAGGCGATCGGCGGGGCGCTGCTGACGATGCTGCCGTCGCTGCTCGCGTTCGCCGACGCCGCGGTGGTGCTCGTCGAGGGGCTGACGCCGCTGATCCCTATCGGTGTCGAGCTCGTGCAGACGGTGCTGGAGGCGCTGCTGCCGATCCTGCCGACGATGGCGGACGCTTTCGTGGCGATCGCCGACGCGCTGGCTCAGATGATCGGCCCGCTTGCGGAGATGATCGGCCAGATCGCGGATCAGCTCGCCCCGATCCTCGTCGACATCGCCCCGTTCCTGGGGCAGTTCGTGACGCTGCTCGCGGACCTGCTCGCGCAGGTGCTGCCGCCGCTGACGGACGCACTGCTGATCCTGGTGCAGGCGTTCGCGCCGCTGCTCCCCGTGTTCGTGGAGCTCGTCGGGATGATCCTGGACGCGGCGGCTGGCGTGCTGATGCAGCTACTGCCGTCGATCATGCAGCTCGCCCAGGCCGGCGTGGATCTGGCGGTGGCTCTGCTGCCGCTGGTGCCGCCCCTGGCCGAGCTGATCGGGCTCGTGCTGGAGCTCGCGGTCAACGTCCTGTCGTGGCTCCTGCCGCCCCTCATCGACCTGGCCGCCTTCTTCGTAGACGTCCTGGTCGGTGCGCTGACCACGGTCATCGGGTGGATCTCGGGACTGGTCACAGCCATCGCTGACCTGATCAAGTGGGTTGTCGACCGGCTGGGCCCGGCGTTCATCTGGCTGCGGGACAAGGTCGTCCTGCCCGTCTGGCGGGCTATCCGGGACGGCATCGCGGGCGCCTGGTCCTGGCTGAAGACCAACGTCTTTAGCCCGATGAAGACGTTCTTCACCCAGACGATTCCCGGCTGGGGGGCGACAGTCCGCGACCGCGTCAAGGGCGCCTGGGAAGGTCTGCGCGACGGCGTGTCCACGGCGTGGCAGTGGCTGAAGAAGAACGTCCTCACGCCCATCCGGGAGTTCTTCACCGTCACGATCCCGGGCTGGGGTACGACCTTGAAGGACCGCATCGTCGGCGCCTTCGATGCCGCCCGCGCAGGCATCAAGAAGGTCTGGGACAAGATCAAGGACATCGCCAAGGCGCCCGTGCAGTTCGTCGTCGACACCGTCTACAACCAGGGCATTCGCAAGGTCTGGAACCTGGTCACCGACGCGTTCGGCGGCAAGCACCTAGAGCCGATGAAGTTCGAGACGGGCGGCATCATGCCCGGGTACACGCCGGGCCGGGACATTCACCTGGTGCCGTCCGTGTCCGGCCCCGTCGCTCTGAGCGGCGGCGAGGCCATCATGCGGCCCGAGTGGACCCGGGCTGTCGGCTCGGGCTACGTCGCAGCCATGAACTCCGCGGCCCGTTCCGGCGGCGTCGGCGGGGTCCGGTCCGCCCTCGGCTTCGCAGACGGCGGCATCTTCGACGGCATCGGCAACGCCCTGTCCGGCGCCTGGGACAAGGTGAAGTCCGGTTACGACTGGCTCGCTGACACCTTCGGCGGCGCCATCCGCGCCGGCGTCACCAGAGTCGTGAACCCCCTGATCGACTCCATCCCCGGCGGCTCCATCGGCCTCGTCGGACTCCTCAAGGATCTCTCGAAGGGCGCGGTCGCCCGACTGCTCGGCGCCGGAGAGGAGGGCGACAAGAAGGCCACCCCGAACGTCGACTACCGGCCTGCCGCCGGTGTCGAGCAGTGGCGGGGCGTGGTCCTCAAGGCGCTGACGGAGGCGGGCCAGCCGCACACCTACGCCAACATCACCCTGCGCCGCATGAATCAGGAGTCGGGCGGCAACCCGACGGTCGTCAACAAGTGGGACTCCAACTGGGAGGCGGGCCACCCGTCGGTCGGCCTGATGCAGGTGATCGGGCCGACATTCCGCTCCTACGCCGGCAAGTACCGCGGCACCGGCCCCTTCTCCTACGGGGTGTCGACGAACCCGCTGGCCAACGTGTACTCGTCCATGCGGTACGCGCTCGGCGCCTACGGCAGCCTGCCGAAGGCGTACAACCGGGCAGGCGGCTACGACTCCGGCGGCTTCCTCCAGCCCGGCTTCACCCTCGCCTACAACGGCACGGGGCGGCCGGAGCCGGTGCTGACCGGCGCCCAGTGGAACTCGATGGCCCGCGCCGAGGGGACCGGCGACATGTACGTCACGGTGTACGTCGGGGACAGGGAGATCACCGACATCGCGCGGGCCGAGGTCCGCCGGTCCAACGGCGAACTGATCCAGGTACTCAACGCGGGAGGTGGTGGCTGATGGCGATCCCCGGAAACTTCCTGTCGGAGGGCACGTCGACGGTCGAGCCGAACGTGTCCGGCTGGACGTGGATCACACCGATCTGTGCGGTGGAGCGCGGCACCGGAGGCACCGTCACGGACGGCTGCCTCCGGACGCGGTCGGTGGCCGCCGGGGAGCTGATCTGCCGCACGACGGCCGCCTATCCGGTGGTCGCCGGGGTGGAGTACGAGGCGTTCGCGGACGCTTCCAGTGCCACGGTGCCGGAGCGCATCGGGATCCGCTGGCTGACGGACCGTGGTGTCGTGGTCAGCACCACCTGGGCAACGTCTACGGCGTCCGCGTCGGCGACGTGGCACCGGATCGCCGTCGTCGACGTCGCGCCGGCGACGGCGGCCAAGGCGCAGGTCGTCTTCTCCTCGACCCCGGCTGGTGCGGGGGTCTTCGCCTACTACGACAACATCTACCTGGGCCTGCCGCAGAGGACCGCGGGCAACCTCTTGTCCGCCAACGCCGAGACATCGGAACGGGCTTCGAACTGGGAGTACGTGGCAGTCACGAACTGCTCCCTGTCGCGGACGGTTCCGCCGGTGGCGTGGTCGGCTACCGCGTACACGGTGGGCGGCCATGTGGCCACCATGACCGTCACGGCGAACGGTGCGGCCGAGTTCCGGTGCACTGACCAGCCGACTGTCACTCCGGGCCAGCAGTAC